GAAAGTATTCGCAGACACTATGCAATTATATCCTTACATGCCCTCGATAGAGTTTGGACCCGAAGTGTTTGCGCAAGACTTCGATGCGCGAGTGGATGTGCTTCCGGTCAGCGATCCTAACATATTCTCGATGGCTCAACGCATTGCTCTTGCGCAAACACAATTACAATTAGTGCAATCTAATCCACAAATTCATGGTGGACCACAAGGATTGTATCAGGCGTATCGTAAGATGTACGAGGCGTTAGGCGTTAGTAACATTGATTCAATACTACCGATACCACCACAGCCACAGCCGATGAACCCAGCTATGGAAAACAAGATGGCTTTGACTGGCGGTATGCTTCAGGCGTTTCCGCAGCAAGATCACAAAGCTCATATGGAGACACATTTGGCTATTATTTCCACACCATCTGTGCAGACAAACCCACAGGCTATGATGACATTGCAAGGTCACATTCAGGAACACATTGGATTGTTGGCAGAGCAGCAAGCACAACANATGGTTATGGAGCAAGCAGGTCCAGAAGTACAACAAAATCCAGAGGCTATGCAGATGTTACAGCCTGCCATAGAGCGTCAAGCAGCGATGCTGATAGCAGATATGACAGAGCAGTACGCACAGACATTAGAGCCTCAAGAGGAACAACAAGATCCATTAGTTGCAATTCGACAGCAGGAATTACAGCTAAAAGCGGCAGATATGGAACGCAAGTCTCAAGAGTTTGAGGTGAAGCAAAGTCTAGAAGCTGACCGTGACGCGATGGATGCTCAATTGGCTAATCGCCGTATAGAGCTTCAAGAAGAAGCACTTGCTGACAAAACTAGGGTGGCTGAAGATAGAGTACAAACTCAAAGAGATATTGCCGCTCTGAATGCCCGTATGAAAGGAACAGGATAATGGCATCATCTGTTAGAGAGAAAGTGGTTGAGCAAATTCGCGCTGCAAAACGTGCGATGCGTGACGCCGAAAACGTAGTTAAAACGAAACTTGTTCGCGCTCGTGATGATAAGGGACATTATGTAAAAGATGACCCTACAACTGAGGTGAATGAAGCTTGGGTAGAAGTTCCTGTAGAGGAAAAGAAACCCGTTAAGAAGGCTGCAGCCAAGAAAAAGGCTCCCGCTAAGAAACCAGCAGCCAAGAAATCTGCAAAATAGCTGATAGAGGAGAATAATCATGGCAGATGCAGCAACAGTGGTCATGAAGACCACAATTCTACCGGACGAGATAGCTAAAACTATCGAAGCCACAACCACTGTTTCGCCAAAGGATGCGAACGACAAGTGGTATTACAAACTAACCAGTGTTACAGCGGCAAGTACAGACCTGATGCAGGGTTATTACACCGATTATACGGCGATAAACGCCAACGCCAATCCGGGTACTGTAGCAACAGGTGATAAAGTGGAGTTTCTGTATATTAAAAATACAGATGCAGCCAATCATGTTTACATTGTTTTTGATGCAAGCACTGCTTCAAATTCTAATGGGGCGGCTGTAAAGATAAGTCCTAATGAGTCTTTCTTTGCTAGACTTCCAAACACGACAGTTGCAGACATACATGCAATTGGTCACGATGGATCAAGTGCTGCGACTGCAACTTGCATTGTTTGCGCATTATTGGATGACATTGCTTAATTAGGGGGCATTAGCCCCCTTTTTACACATAGGGTAAAATATATTGGGATACATACTTGTTTTTCCCGTTAAATCGTATAAAGATTTAGTGGGAGACTATTATGGACGCAATAACCTTACTCGATTATCTCAAAAAAAAGATAGCTCAAAGGCGTGACGATATAAAAGTTGCGATGGAGACTGGTAACATTCCTAGTTTTGACGAATACAAATTCTGTGTTGGTCAGATTAGGGGGTTGGCTTTTGTTGAGGANGAAATCAGAAGAATANTAAAAAANAATGAGGAAGCAGATGAGTAAAAAACTCTATGTGCCTGATCATGTAGCTGAAAANGCTATAAAAGCAGGCTTTCGAGACAACCAACCTAAAAGTAAAAACGAAGATGATCCGTCTGAAATGGAGGCTTCTTCANTAGAAAGATTACCGCAACCCACTGGGTATCGAATGTTGATCATTCCGTATTATCCNAGTGANAAAACAAAGAGCGGTTTATATATTCCAGANCAAGTTAGAGACAGAGAAGCNTTNGCAACGGTTGCTGCTTATGTCGTTAAGCTAGGTCCAGATGCTTATAAAGACTCCCAGAAGTTCCCAACTGGTAACTGGTGTTCTGAGAAAGACTGGGTTCTTATAGGAAGGTATGCGGGAAATCGCTTTAAAGTGGAAGGATTAGAGGTTCGTATTATAAATGACGATAATATTATAGCAACTATCCTTGACCCCAAAGATATTTCGTATGTATAAGGTAATAGAGGAGAAGAGGTTTCATGCAGGCAGAAGCTCAACAACAAGAAATTGAAGAAACAACATCTGTAGAGTTGGAGGATACCTCTACTGAAGAAGTTGTAGAAAATTCTAAAGAAGTAGAATTACAAGAAGATGATACAACCCGAACAAATGTTCAGGATGATGATGAACTTGATCAGTATAGTGAAAACGTTCAAAAAAGAATAAAAAAATTAACCGCTGCTCGTAGAAAAGCTGAAGAGGAGGCTGCTGCTGCTGTGCAGTATATTCAGCAGGTTCAGAGTGAAAACGAAAATATCAAGCAGCGTTTAAAAACAATAGATAAAGGTTATGTATCTGAATATGAGGGGCGTATTACTTCTCAAGAGGCTCAAGCTAAACGTGCTTTGGCAGAAGCTCATGAGGCAGGTGATTACGAAAAAGTTGCAGATGCACAATCAGCTATAGCGCAAATTGCTATTGAAAAAGAACGATTGAGATTACAAAAAGCTCGATCAGAGCAAGATGCGCAACAAGTTGAAGCGCCACAACAGGCACAGCAACAAGCGCAACCACAGCCGCAACAGGAAAGAGATCCTAAGTTAGAGGCTTGGTTATCTAAAAATACATGGTTTGGCAAAGACAGTATAATGACAGGAGCAGCTCGTGCATTGCATGAAACTCTTGTTGCAGAAGAGGGTTTTGATCCTCGTACTGATGAATACTACGCAGAGATTGATAAACGTATGCGTAGAGAAATGCCTAACAAGTTTCAGGGTGACAAGAAAAACGTCCAGTCTGTCACACCTGCAGGGAGCGGTACACGCTCTTTAAAATCAGGGCGGAAAAAATCTGTAGAACTTAACCCCGGTCAAGTGGCTTTAGCTCAGAAGTTAAACATACCTCTGGAAAAATATGCGGCTGAAGTGGCAAAACTGGAAAATCGGAGAGACTGATATGGCTGATCGTACTTCACGCGACACACAAACGCGGGAGCGCCAAGAGCGCAAAGTTTGGAGACCCGGTACAGCTTTAGAAGCACCGGAAGCACCTTTAGGGTACACACATCGTTGGATTCGTGAATCCGTGATGGAATTTGATGACAAAACTAACGTACATAAGAGACGGCAAGAAGGATATGAACTTGTTCGCGCAGAAGAATATCCAGAATACGCAGGACCAGTAGTCGATGAGGGACGCAACGCAGGCATCATAGGTGTTGGCGGACTCGTACTTGCTCGAATCCCCAAAGAACTGGCTGATCAACGTAATGAACACTACCAAGGGGTTACTAAAAACCAAATGGAAGCTGTTGATCGCGATTGGATGCGCGAAAATAACCCCGCGATGCCAAAAATGGCACCGCAACGTAAATCATCGGTTAGTTTCGGCTCACCGAAAAACTCTGAAGGATAAAGTAAATGGCAAATCAAGACGCCTCTTTTGGCCTTCGTCCGGTTCGTACGAGCATAAGCTCACAACAACAAAATCGTTATCGTATTGCTTCAGGCTACAGCACCGCTATCTTCCAAGGAGACTTGGTTAAAATGGTAACTGGTGGTGGCGTTGAGCGCATGGCAGCAGGCGATGGTGGATTTGTTGTAGGTGTGTTTAATGGTTGTTTTTATACAGATCCGACAACGAACAAGCCAACCTTTTCAAATAGCTACCCCGGTAGCATTTCAGCATCCGACATCATGGCAAATATTATTGATGATCCGGGCGCTACATTCGAAGTTCAAGCTGATGACACTTTTCCAGTGGCTGATTTGGCTGGTAACTTTGATATCGTTGACCAATCTCCTGTAGGTGATACCACATCTGGTACATCTCGTATGGAGCTTGATGTAACAACTGGTGCAACAACAGCAACATTGCCGTTGAAAGCCATTGATATTTCTCAAGATCCTGAGAACAGCGATGTTTCATCTGCGAACACTAACGTGATCGTGAAAATCAACAACCACCTGTTCAGTGCTGGCACTGCAGGCTTGGCATAAGGAGATTGAGTTATGGCTATTTCTCGTTCACAACTCGTCAAAGAACTTGAGCCGGGTCTAAACGCTTTATTTGGCATGGAGTACGATAGGTACGAAAATCAACACGCAGAGATCTATGATACTGAAACATCAGATCGCGCCTTTGAAGAAGAGGTAATGCTTGT